GATCTTTACACTTCAATAAAACAGGTGGGAATGGAGTACAAGGCAGTGGTGGTAAAACAGCTATGTTCCTTCTTGATGATATTAAAAATTGTGAGTATATGATACACTCAAAGATTGGTAATGGAACTAAGGCATCTACGTTCTCAATATCAAGAGATGGTGCTAAAGATGGTCTACTTATTGAAGACAAATCTAATGAATGGAATGGATTCTTACAAGGTTTACTAAACAAAGGTAGCACAAAAGCAGATTATATAGATCTTTATAACAAAAACAATGTTATATACCTATACAGATGTGATGATGCCTACTATGGTGGTAATAATAATATTACTAAGACCAAAAACATAAACACAATGATGGCTATTTCTAGTAGTATACTAGAAATGACAAAGGCAATTAATGGACAACTTCCATCTCTTAATATTAAGTACATAAGAGAAAGCACATATAATGATAAAACTGGACTTAGGACTAAGCACAGTATTCCTTTAAAAAATATAAGTTTATGGGATGATTTTATGATTAAGGAATTTGAGACTAGGGTAAAGAATGTTAAAATCCCTAATCCATTTGATAGTTCTAAACCTTTGAAATTAAGTGCTACAATAAAATTAAAAATCTTTCCTAACTTTATTTATGATAATAATGTCAAGCCTGGTCTTATGAGTAAGAATAGAGTTATTTCTAATAAAAAGCCAATATATAACAACGAAGCCATCGGATGTATAAGTGATTATAATTCTATTGGTTTAAGTGTATACCAGAACGGTAAGCTTTCTGAGAAGAATTCATCTAGAGTTAATCTTGATCCCATTTTTGTAGGATCACAGCTAATGGCAAGGCATTATATAGAAGCTCTAGGAGTATCTAGACCAAGTATTTCTAAGAAGTGGAAAGTAAATAAAGATAAAATAGCAGAGTATTTAGGTGATGCTAGTAAAGTAATAAATCAATTAAATACTGATGATGTTAAACACTGGACACCTAATACTAATATTGAGATTAGAATAGATGGTGTTGAAACACCGCACCAATTAGGATCTGTTGATAACTTTTTTTATACACTTGATCCCTCATTGATAAAAGAAGTTGTAATGAAACTTTTAAATGAGGCAAAAATACAAAGATCACAGCCTTTAGTAGATTATGACAAATACATCAAAGAATATATCAATGATGATGAGGAAGTGTCTTTGCTAGGCTATAATAAGAAAATAGCTAAAAACACACCTAGAGTGACTGCTATATTAACTACCGAAGCTATGTCTAATATTAAAAATGGCAAGTTAGAAGGCATTAAGGTCAGAGGTAATAAATTGATTGAAATACCTGTTGATATGTCTAAGCCATTGAGTGTTAGGTTGTACAATGATAATGTTCAAGTAACAGACAAAAACGTAAAATCTAGATTTGAAGGCTTGACTATCAATCATAGTGAATACACTAATAAAGAAGGAATCTATAATATACAAACTAGTGACTATTTCCACTATGACGTTAACGATAATAAGGTAACACACGATGTTAAATCTAACATAAGAAGTAAAGATTATTTCCCCAAGCAATCAAACGAAGTGTATATAGATAATGTTGCTTATAAATTAGGATTTGATATTGGCATTGTCATACCAGAAATCAAAGAACATACGAAGAAAAAACCATTTCCTAGAAAGAAAACTAAAAGCAAAACTGAAAAAGATATCTATTTCAAATCGGCTGATAATAAAGTTCTATTAGTTAAATGGTGTTATAAAACAAGTAAGGTTTTATTGAATGAAAAAAATTCTGAAATAAGACAATTTGCAGAGAACCTTCAATCTAATACAGTGTTATTTTCAGACGTATATGATCAGATAAATGAATTTGGACATAACATATATGTAGAAAAAAGATTGGAGGATTATGCTATAAGGATTGAAGGCAATCCTAAATTTACAGATGATTTTGCGGATGGCTATCAATGGTTTTTAAATGAAAAAGTAGTACAGTTCTTGGAATCTTCACCAGATGTTAAAAAATTAAAAAAAGGACATCATGCACATTTGAGTGCTACTGCCGAAGATAAAGTTGAAGATATCAATAAATCTAATAAAAAGTCTGAGACTAGTTTAGCGTAATATTAATCTAAATCAAAAAAGGGATCTCTAATTAGAGATCCCTTTTTTTTGTTATAGGAAACTTATAGATTCGTATATATACTTTATGGAAATAAATAAGGTATATAATGAAAATTGTTTAGATACTATGAAAAGGATGTCTGATAATTTTATAGATTTAACTGTCACATCACCACCATATGACGACTTAAGAAAGTACAATGGATATTCTTTTGAATTTGAAAAAATAGCAAAAGAGTTATACCGTATAACTAAGAAAGGTGGTGTTCTTGTTTGGGTTGTTGGTGATCAAACTACTAAAGGCAGTGAGAGTGGCACATCTTTTAAACAAGCTCTTTATTTTAAAGAAATAGGCTTTAATCTACACGACACTATGATTTATAAAAAAACTAAATACATACCACTAACACATAATAGATATGAGCAAGAGTTTGAATATATGTTTATATTTAGCAAAGGAAAAGTAAAAACATTTAATCCTATAATGGTTGAATGTAAGCACAAAGGAAAGAAAACAACTGGTAGAACATTCTATCAAAAAAACAATCAAAATGTACCTACAAGTGATAATACTAAAAATCCTGTATCTGATTATAAACAGAGAGGCAATGTTTGGGACATAACAACAAATAATAAGGTTAAGGGACATCCAGCACAATTTCCAGAGTCATTAGCTAATGATCATATTATATCATGGTGTAATGAAGGTGATATAGTATATGATCCTTTTTGTGGAAGTGGAACAACACCAAAAATGGCATTGATTAATAAAAGAAATTTTATAGCTAGTGAACTTTCAGATGAATATTGTGATATTTCAAATAATAGATTAAAGGAAATTCTGTAATAATATAAAAATATTATATGAAATCAAAAAAACGTATTGATAAAAATGGTAATATTATATGGGAATTGCCAAATGGAGACTTACATCGTGAGGATGGTCCAGCAGTTGTGTCAGTGTATGGAGATTATAAAGGTTGGTATCTAAATGGTAAACGCCATAGAGAAGATGGTCCAGCAGTTACCTTTGGTAATTATATAAATGACTGGTATATAAACGGTATTAAACTATCAGAAGCAGTGTATAAAATGAGGATAAGAGATATTAAACTAAAGATGTTAAATATATAGTATAATTAAAAACTATAAACTATATTTGTACTAATAATAATTTAAAAAATAACTAATGATAGAAGCATTAATAGTGGCTGCATACATATGTATTAACCTTATGTGGAATACATATTATCGTGAAGAAACAAACGGTAAACTTATTAGATTTAGAATACCTAAAAGTGTAAAATATTCTGATAGAAAAACCCCTATTTTTAAGTTAAGACCACCTACACGGACTATCAGTAGTTATTATGTTCTAGAAATGTTTAGTATTAGATATGGTATACATTCAAAACTTATAGATTTTTTATTAATGGTATTGATTCCTGTTCCAATAATAATAGAATCTTATAAATATCACAAACATGAATTTGTAGCACAATATCTAACAGATGATGATTTATTAAATGCTATACCACAAACTGATGAACTAGAACTAGAGTGGTGTAGACAACATGATATAAAATATGAAGATAAAAATAGAGCACTTTCACAAAAAAAACAAAGAAATGATACACTAAATAAATATAATAAACAGTTTAATGATAATTATTTATCATGAAGAGAGAACTGAAGTAGTCGGAAAGTTAGCATACTTAACGAGATAATAACCATATATTATAATTAATATATAAATTATGAAGTATATTAAGAGTTTTAACGAGTCTAGTGGCATCAAAGAAAATCTAGAATCCCTATTCCCAAATGTTGAAAACTTAGAATTAATAGGTAGTGGTAAGTTAGGAACTGCATATATAGGTAACATAGGCAACGCACTAGTTGTTTGTAAAATGACTAACTCCCTATCAGAATACTATATGACTAAGATGGCTATGGCTTCCAATCCACCACATACTGTAAAGTTTCACGATGCCAAAGTATACAATGAGTCTAAATACCTTTATGGTATAGTTCATGACTATATCTCTAGAGATGCAATGCCAAACGAAGGAGCTTGGAATATGGCTAGTGAGGAGATAATGAGTGGGAAGACATTATACAAAAAACTAGTTAATAAAGAACAACGTTACGAGTATGATTTGGCAAAGAAAAAAATATCTGAACTAGAGAAACATTTTGGTGGTATAGAAATAGACACAC